CTAGCCGACCCTCCCGAAGGCGTTGAACTCCGGATCCGCGATCGCGGTCTGGTACCGCGTCGGGTTCGCGCTGAAGTCGCCCTCGTCGGGATCGCCTGCAGGCACCGCGTCCCAGTACACGTCGCCGTCGAGAGTGACTCGCGCTCCTACCGCGGCCGCTGGGAAGCTGGCCAGCGCGACCGCGAACCGGAACGGAGCGTTCTTGCTCGCGCCGTCGTGCGCGGGGGCCGTTCCGGCGAAGGAGTCCCCCACCCGATTGCCCTGCGCGTCGACGAAGTGCCCCGCGACGGCGACGTCCGCGCCGACGCCGAGGAGCCGTACGTTCTGGACCTTGGCCGCGGATCCCACTTCTCGGTACAGGTCCGTGCCGGCCGGGCCCACGCCGATGGCGGCCTTAGCCGAGCCGCTGGCGAGGCTCCGCGCCACGACGTACACGTAGCCGGGGCCGGGGATCGTCGTCGCCCACGAGCCTGCGCCGTTCGCGTCGATCCCCGACAGGCCAGGCGTGAGCAGGTTGGAGATCGACGCGGCGGGCCACACGCGCATGACCTCGTCGTCGCCCTGGTAGGCGACGAGCAGCTCGAGACGGCCGGTGTACTCGCCGGCGACGTCGAGCCGCACGGCGTTCAGTCCGGGTGCGAGCGTGGCCCGCACGAAGGAGCCTGCCGGCAGGTCCTGCGGCAAGGTCGCCGCGGTCGAGGTCGTGATCAATTGCCGCTCCCTGCGCGACGTCCGCGCAGCACGAAGCGGAGCCGCCCGCGAAGGGCGCCTCTGTTGGCGAGTCTCATAGGATGCCTCCTGAATGGAAGTCGGGCGTGGAGCCCTAGGGTTGGGGAATGTCGATGACGGAGCCGGTGGGCTCGATCGCGGGAGCGGTGCGGACGTCCGCATAGGTTGCGTCCACACCTTGGAAGTCGGTGACGCGGTCGGGGCGGTACTCCGGCGTCGTGTCGAACATGTAGACCATGTCGAGCTCGATCACCCACGCCAGCGCGTTCACGTGCCGGCGCTCGTCGTAGGCGAGTTGGCCGCGGCCGTAGCGGCACGACTCGGCCATGCCGTCCTCGACGCCGCCGAGATAAGGGTCGCCGTTGAGGATCTCCATGGCCTGCGCCTCGATCACGTCGATCTGCGCCATGGGATCTTCCCCGCCCGCCTGCACCTCGATCTGGATCTTCGCCTGCCGGCGATCCCTGGAGTCGTCGAACTTCTCGTTGGTCTCCTCGACGGCGAACACGACGATCGCGGGCAGCTCCTCGGTCGCGAGGGGACTGAACCGGTCCATCATCACGTTCGCGCCGGCGAGGGTCGGGTAGGTGCCGTCTTGGTCGGTCGCCAGCAGGAGATCGCGGATGTACGCCTTGATGGCGGCCTTGGTCACGCGGATCCGGGTGAGGGTCATAGGTACCCGTGCACCACGAGGTTCACGTCGGTGACCGTGTCCGACCACCGGTAGTCGATGCTGGATCCGTTGCACGGCACGAGGCATGGTCCGATCGCGCCGTTGTTCTCGTAGTCGCCGGCGACGCCGTTGGTCCGGGAGAGCGTGAACGCGCCGCTGCCGGCACCCTTTCGAACGCTGAGCGTCTGACGCGCGTTGTCCGGTGAGCCCTGGTTCATCACCCACCCGCCGACGTACATGAACTTGGCCGTCGACGGCACGCCCGCCACGACGAGGGTGTGCCACGCGTTGTCGAAGGTGAGGTCGGCCTTCTCGTACGTGACGGCCGCCCCCAGCAGCGTCGGACCTCTAAGCGCCCTTATCGCCGCGAGCAGCTGCGCGCTGTTGCCCTTGTCGAGTGCGAGACCCGCCCCGAGCACCACGCCCGCGATCTCCTCCTGCACGGCATTGAGCCACTCGTCGGAGACGACCGTCGGCGGCTGGCCAGCTCCCGGATCCCCGTTCGCAAACATGCCGGCCACGTTTCCGGCGCTGTCGATTCTGAACATAAGCTATCTCCTTCAGGCGTAGTCGAAGCCCACCGTCGTGTGGGCGGGTTTGTAGCGCTCGAGCAGGTACTCGAGCAGATCGTCGGGGCCGGGCTCCGTCATGACCACGCGCCAGTGGAACGCCCACGCCTCGCCGTAGAGGGGCGTTCCGCAGAGGCTTCCCGCCGTGAACGGCCGGTAGCCGCCCTCGATCTGCGCGCCCACGTGGCCGCGGGCGGCGACGAGCTCCAGGAAGTAGGCCCTGCTCTGGCCACCCTGCGCGATGAGGATCGCCAGGACGTCGAGCCGCCGCTGGCCTTCCGTGCCGGCGAGGTCGAATCCGGGATACGGCAGGCCGACGAGCCGCTCGTAGTCGGTGAGCAAGTCCACCGTCGTCGCGGGGATCGCCTCCTCGAGGAGCCCGCCCGGGCCAGCGGCCGCTTCCGCGATTCGGTGAACTTCGGCAGCGAAGGCCGACACGAGCTCCCTGAGCGAACTTCCCTGCCAAGCGGATCCACGTGGCAGGAGCGCGAGGATCTGCCGTCGGTACGCGGTTAGATCCACGTCACGTCACCGAGGGTGGCCAGCTCGTCGGCGCCAAGCACGATGCTCGCCGCGGGGACCGTCAGCGAGTGGTCGACGACGCCCGGAACGCTCGCGATCGCCTCGTTGATCTGAGAGAGATAGAGCGTGGATCCCGGCGAGCCGTTACTCGCGAAGTAATCGCCCAGCGACGCGGCGACGTTTGCGCGCAGCGCCGTCGTGTCCGGCTCCAGCTGGATCGTCAGGTCGACCTCGAGGAGCTCGGGCGCGAACACGACGACGCGCGCCGTGACGGGCGCGAGCTCCTCGAGATACTCCTGCATCGCCTCGACCTGGGGCGTGCTGGGAATCGGGCTGACTCCCGACACGGCGAAGGTGACTCCGACGCTGCCGGCGCCGTCGTAGCCCGGATACACCCACGCCTGCGCCGGCGCGACGTCCGGGTTGGCCAGCGTCCAAGCGACGTAGTCGGCGCGGCTGCCGCCGTGCGGCGGGTCCTGGATCCGCGCGAGCAGGCGCTCTCGCATCGCGTCGTCGGCCTCCGCGTCCGCTCCTGCCGTCAGTCCCGCCGACTGCACGGTTCCCGAGGGCTGGACACCGGCGACCGGCTGCAGGAGGTTCAGGACCTGGCCAACCGCCAGGGATCCGGCCGAGCCCGCCTGCAGCGCCGTCACCTCGAGCGTGGCCACGCCGCCCGCTACCGACACGTCGGCGGAGCTCGAGTACTCCGAGCCACCGGCGGCGACGAGCACCGTGCCCGCGGGGATCGTCGCGCCGTTCGTGCCGGCCACCTGGATCTCCGCGGCCGCGTAGGTGGCCGGCGTGCGGTAGATGCCGTAGATCGCAGCCCACCGCTCGAGGTACTCCGCCTCGGCGGTGTCGGGAATGACCTGGCGCGACGCCCACTGCAGGTAACCCCACAGGAGGTGGCAGCTGCCGGCGAACACACGCGCCAGGACCGAGAGAACGGACGTGGGAAGCAGCGGCGCCGTGCCGCCTACGCCGGCCTGCACGTCGCCGGAGATCCGCGTGATGAGGGTCTGGAGAGAGGGTCTTTCGATTGGCATGGCGTTATCCCACGGTGGCCGCCCAGTTGAGGGCGTACCGGAAAGAGGAGTCGGTGACCCCCGGGCGACGGATCCGCACGTCGATCGAGATGGCGTGCAGCGCGATTCGAGTGGCGGTAACGTCCACCTCCGCGGCGATGCCGGCGTCGACGAGCCACGCCAGGGCGTCGCGCGCCGCGGTCTCCGCGAAGTCGAGGGCCTCGTCGGTCGCCTTGCCCCGCGTCAGCTGCCAAAGGCGGCTCCCGATCGGGCCGAACTCGTCGCCCCACCAGCCGCGCGTATCCGTCGGATCGGCCGCCTCGTCGGGGCCCGCTAAGGCGTCGGTGAAGAGCGAGACGTAGAGCGCGGTGCTCAGTCCGTCATCGGTGGCCACGTCGCGCGCCACGGTGAGCGCGCCGGTGGGTAGGTCGGTGAGGGCGACGTCGAAGGTCGGCATCCGCGTGAGCGGGTCTGCCGAGGCGATGAGTGCGATGTCTGGCATGGCTTAGGGGGCGTGGCCGTTGAGGGTGCCGTTGATCGTCACGTTGCCCGTCACGATCAGATTCCCGGACACCGCTACCGTGGGGGCGACGAGGGTCACTGCGGCGGACGCAACCAGCACGAGCTGGCCGTTGCCGAGCAGCCTCACCTGCGTGCCCGCGTCGTCGTAGACGACGGTCTGTCCGGACTCCAGCGGGTGCGGCCGCGAGGCGTCGTCGACGCCGATCACGACCTGGTGGTCCGCGTTCGATCCGATCTGGATCACTACCGCCTGCGTACCGACGGGAGGATTGCTCGCGAGGCCGTACTGTCCCACGCGCTCGCAGCCGTCGAGGACCTCGCCCTCGAGCCGCTCGACCTGGATCTCCTGAAGGTCCGTCGAGTCGTCGACCAGCGTGACCGTGGCGCGCATCGCCATCGCGCGCAGGCGGCGCTCGAGCGGCTCCATCATCCTGCGCAGCGCCTCGTAGGTGCCCGTCATAGCTTCAACCTCCCGATCGGACCCCGCAGCTCCCGGCGCTCCTTGTCGATCTCCGCCTGCGAGACGCCGCGCGACTTCGCCTTTCGCTTTGCCTTGCGCTCCGCCCGCATGGCGTCGTTCTCCGCGTCGAGCTCGGTGGCGCTGACGTACGCGTCGGGGCGGACCAGGCGCATCGTCGTCGTCTGTCCCGAGTTCGGGGCGAGCGCCAGCGCGACCTCCCCGACGAGCAGCTCCTCGGTCAGCCCGAGCGAGGGCGCTTCGACGGCCACGATCCGGTTCACGCGCCACAGTTCGCCGCTGGACTGTCGCCAGCCGGTCACGACGACCGAGGCGCTGCGCGCCCGGGCCGCGCGGATCCGCGCCTCGAACTCGGCTCGATGGGAGAGGTACTCCGCCGTCGCCTTCTGCTCGCTATGGAGCATGAGCGGCCGGTAGCGCTTGACCGCGGGATCCCGGTAGGTGGCGCGCATCGACGGCTTGCCCTTGCCCGATGCCTGGCCCTCCACGACGTACTCGCTGAATCGATCGGCGCCCGTGGCCGTGGCGTCGCCGGCCTTGAGGTTGCGGCCCTCCACGATCGCGTCGGTGGCGCGGCGCGTGCCGCTGCGGGTGATGGAGAGCCGGCCGCCGGAACTCGCGGTGACGATCAGGTTCTTCGCGATCGCGGCCCGGGCGATCGCCTCGTGCACGCGCTCGCCGGGCTGCAGCGTGAACTTCGCGATCGGTGGGCCGGTGTCGACGTCGGTCACCACCTCCACCCCAAAGGGCTCGGCGAGCGCGCGCGCGATCTCCTCGACGCGCTTGCCGGAGAACGTCCCGGGGCGGTTCATGGCGCTGCAGTCGATCAGGTCCGCCGTGCGGTCGCGCCCGGCCACGCTCATCGCGTGCGTCGACCCGTCGAGGGCGTAGCCGACCTCGTCGACGTAGCCGTCGACGAGCAGGTCCGGCCCGACGTACACGCGCACGCGGTCGCCCTCGAAGATGGGCCACGACTCCCCGCCGGGCGCCCACTTGTCCGTGACCACGAGGTAGAACGACGCCGACGCCGACTCGAGCGAGCTCACGACGGTCACCGTGGTCCACCCGACGTACTCGACGCCGTTCACCTCGACGGCCACCTCCGTGGATTCGCGCGGGGCGCGCGTCGCCGATCGCTTCGATGCGGCGATCATCTGGTCCGGGACCACGATGGTCTCGCCCGGCGAGAGCGCCAGCGGCGAGCCGCTCTTGATGCGGGCGCGGTTGATCTGGAACAGCGTCGCCGCGGCGGCCTCGCTGCCGAGCAGCCGGATCGCGATTCCCTTCAACGTGTCCCCGGGCCTGACGGTGTAGATCATCGGATCACCAGCACGGAATCGCCCGCGGCGCCGGGAACGAACCAGGGATTGCGCACGGCGTTGAGCTCGAGCAGACTCGCCTCCCCACTCACGCCGCCCGCCAGGTCGTGCGCCAGCGCGAGCGAGGGCAGAGCGGAGGCGGTGCGGACGGTGGTCACGCTCGGAAGGTCGGCTCCGGGAGGAGGCACCTGGGTGAGCGTCTCCGCGCGCAGGTCCTGCAGGTAGCCGAACAGAGTGTCGTCCTGAACTTCCCCCATGGCCGCGTCGAACATTCGGCCGAGTTCCGCCCTCACCTCGAGGGCGCGACCGAGCGTCGGGAAGTCGGCGTCGACCGCCGCGACCGCCGCGCTCCCTATGGCGGCGGTCTGGATCGCGTCCCGCAGTATCCCCGCGTTGGCCGCCATGACCACGCCGACGGCGGTGGCCGGGTGGCGCAGCGCGGAAAACAGGACGCCCAAGTCGGTGAGCAGCCGGCGGTAGACGTCGAACGCCCGCAGGGGCGTCATGCCGAGAGACTGAAGGCGGAAGACCAGGTCCGTCAGCGAGAAGCACATGAGGTCCGCCGACTCGATCAGCTGCGTCGCCCGGCCGAGGTCGCGCGAGAAGGAGCTGGTCCGGCCGATCGCGGCGGATCGCTCCTCTTCCGTGGGCAGCGAGCTCGGCTGCGCCGCGCGACGTGCGGACGTCCGCACCGAATCGGCGACGCCGTCGACCTGCGCCCTCAGCGACGCGGCCGCGGCCGGCGCGCGAACGTCGATCGCCGCGGCGCGCGAACTCGCGTAGAGGCTGGCCGCGGTCGACGCCGCCGACACCGTGCCGTACGCGTTCACCCGCGCCGCGGGAAACTCCAGTCGACCGGGTTGAACGAAGCTGACGCTGAACGTGGCCAGGCGCTGAGCCGAGACGTCCTCGCTGAGCGTGAACGACGTCACCTGCACCGAGAGGGTGCCGAGGTAGGGGTGGACCAGCGTTCCGGGTCCGCGCTGCTCGAGCGCCTTGCGGAGCGCGTCCCGCTGAGCGGGCGCGTCGTCGCCGACGACGAACATCTCCAGCGAGAACGATCGCGCGGACAGGCCGAGGTCCTCGGCATAGGGCGTGTCGCGGTAAGGAAATTCGTGGGTGACAACGCGCCGCCCCGAGTCCATGGCGTGGCCGAACAGACCGAACGGCACGCCGCGGAAGGTGCCGCGCAGCTGATTGCTTTTCATGGTTCAAACCTTGGGTAAGCGGAGTTGAATGCCCTTGGTCGCCTTCGACCGCGTCGCCTTCGAGTGCCTGGAACCGCTCGCCTCCCTCGGCACGATCGGCGTGCTGGCGAAGTACGTCGGCGAGGGGAGGCGGATCCGGATAGAGGTCGACGAGCAGGGCGTCGTCAGCGACAAGAGAATGCGCGGCTGAGCGCTTAAAGGACGTTGCCCATCTGGCCGAGGTAGACGCCGGCCAGCCGATCCCTGGGTGACGCCTTCACCCTCACTCCATTTGAGGTCTTGTCGACCAGGACCACCTGCTGAACAACGTTCCCCGGTCCAAACGGGTTCATCGGGGGGATCCCCTTGTTGCGATCCCAGTTAGGGTTGCCCGGTATTCGATCGAGCTTCCTCCGGGTTGGCCTCGGCACGAAACCTCCCGAACCACCCGTCGCGCCGCCCGTCGCTCCTGCGGCGGCGTCCCTAGCGGCATTTGCCGCCTGCTCCTGCGGCGACGTGAACCCGAGGTACTCGCCCACCTTCTTGAGCAGGTCGAGGAATCCTCTCCACTTCGTCTCGATCCAACCGAAGAGCTGCTCGAACAGCCCCTTCCACGCGGACGTCATCGCGAACTTGAAGGTCTGCCAGCCCGCCCGCATCTTCGTCCAGAGGTTCGGGAAGAACCGGCCGGCCGCGGAGCCGGCGTCGCCGAACCACTTGATCAGTCCCCCGAAGAGATCGACGATCCAGTTCAGCGACTTCGCCACCCTCTTGCCCAGCCACTCGAACGCCGGTCCGAGAATGTTCAGGAGGAACGGCGCCACCGTGCCCGCGAGCCAGGTCAGCAGCGGACCGAGCACCTTGTTCATGAGGTTGCGGAAGACGCCGACGATCGGCTCGATCCCGCGCAGCAGCGCCTTGATGCCGGGCTGCGCCCTCACCCACAAGCTCACCAGCGCCTTCGCGAGCTTGCCGGCCCAGGTGTACATCTCCGAGACGAACGGCTGCATGCGCCGGAAGATCCCGGTGACCGTCGCCCCCAGTGACTTGAAGGAGCTCATGAAGCCGGAGACGTCCGCGCCGGCGAAGCCCTTGCCGAAGGCCGAGGTGACGAACGCCCACCCCTTTCGGATCAGGTCCCAGCCGCGGTCGAAGATCTTCGGCAGCATGTCCGCGAACTTCTCGAGGTACGGCAACGCCTGGCCGGCCAGCCTCAGCGCTCCCTCGCGCAACGGCTTCAGCGCGAGCCCCGCCTTCTCCTCGATCTCGCCGAGCTGGTTCTCCCACAGCTTGCGCATCCCTTCCGGAGTGCCCGTCGCCTGCTTCTTGGCCAGCCCGCCGGCGCGGCTCTCGATCGCGCGGATGAGGATGGCCGTCTTCTCGGCTCTCGTGCCGGTCTTCAGGATCTGTTCCTGCGCCTTCGTCAGCACGATGCCCTGCTTCTTGAGAGCGCCGGCGTTTCCGGAGAACGCCTTGCCCATCAGCATCGCGGCCGCCGCGGCGTCCTCCTCCGTGGCGTTCACCCCCTTCGTCAGGGCGAGGTAGTCCGCGAGGGCCGGGAGCATCGCCTTGACCTCCCTGCCGCGCATACCGAACGTCGACAGCGCCGACGCCGCGCCCATGTACATCTCGTCGCCGTACGCGGTCGACTTCTGCAGCTCGCCGCTTAGGTCCATGACCGCCTGCACGTCCGCCTTCGTCGCGCCCTTGACCTTCAGCATCACGAGCTCGAGCTTCTGCGCCGCGGCGAGGGCCTCGTCGCTGGCGGCGGTGACGCGCTTGTACCCTTCGACCACGGAGCCGACGCCGATCGCGAGCGCCGCGACCTGGGGCACCATCGCGCCGAGCTTGCCGATCCCGCCGCCCACGCGCCCCATCCCTTCCGTGACCTTGGCCCAGGCGTCGCCGGCCATGCTCCTCCCGCCCTTCTTGGACTCCGACTCCTCAGCCCTCTTGCGCCGTCCCGCGGACGCGGTCGCCGCCTTCTCAGTCGCGCGGCCCAAGGCGCTCATCTTCTGCATGGATGCGGTGATGCCCTTCACGGGCGCCGTCACGCGGTCGATGGCTTGGATGACTACGCCGATCGCGAACTGCTTCTTGCTCATGTTTGGGGTTCGGGCCGCTTAGGGCTCCGGGTCGAAACGCTTGAGGACCGGCCCGACCTGATCGCGCCACTCGAGGTACTCGCGCAGGTAAAGCCGGTCGATTTCGGAGGGCTGGAAGCGGAAGACGTAGGCAATCGAAGCCCGGTCTTCCGCCCAGTCGTCGACTACAAAAAAGCGCCGAGCACTTCCCCGCAGAGCGCGAAGTCGCTCGCCACCATGCGGTCGATCTCCACGTGCGGAACGCCGCAGATGGCCGCCAGCAGGGCGATGCCCTTCTCCATCTCGGTCTTGTGCCGATCGGCCTGACGCAGCACCTGCACGGTCGGCTCCGTGATCCGCAGCACGTCGGTGAGCTCCACGTTCTCGCCGGCCTTGACGGGCTTGCGGAGCTTCACGTAGATCGCGCCCTCCGTGATGGCCACGCGCGGATTGCCCGCGAACAGCACGCCGCCCGGCTCTCCGTCGACTTGCGCCCCTTCGGGATCCGCCGGCGGGATCGTCAGCAGGTCGCCCCAGGCGGCCCGGACCTCCTCGTACGTCTCGAGCCTGCGCTCGCCGGCAGGCAGCGTCATCGGAGGACCTCCGCCTGGTGCGGCGACTCCCAGCGAACCTTGACCTCGCCCTCGCCGGTGGTTCCCTCGCCATCGCCGGCCCAGTACGCCTGCCGGAGCACGACGCTCTTGCGGTTCGCCAGCTCGAGGATGATCGTGGAGCTGGTGACGCTCATCATCGCGATGAGGTCCAGCTGGTTGGTGTCGGTGATCGCACCCTCGACAAAGGACGCTTGGGGCGTCGACTTGTAGCCGTGCACCGACCCGGCGCCGATGACGGCTTCGTTCTTCGGAAGGCCGAGGTTGTAGGTGAACTCGCCCTTGGTGCTCACCTCCGTCCCATCGACCGTGACGCGGATGATTCCGCCTACTCTTTGTGCCATTTCGTTCTCGTTCGTTTCTCCTCGCCCCCGCCCCGGCGTTTCCCGGAGCGGGGGCGCTTCCCTTTAGCCGAGGAGGTACTGGATCAGCACCCCGACGACCTGCAGCGACGACACCAGCTCGGGCGCCATGAACACGTCCACCCGGGTCGGATCGGAGGGATTCCTCACCACGGTGATCGTCCGGGCGAACCGGTCGACTCCCTCGACGAGACCGAGCTCCTCCCACATCCGGGCCCGCGCCACGATCTCCGCCTTGAGCACGGAGGGCGTCACGATGGGCTGCCCCGGCGCGTAGCGCGTGCCGTCGTCGGCGAGCTTCGTTCGCGGGTACTTGCCCGATATGTAAGCCCGCAGATCCGCCCGGATGAAGGCGAGCGTCAGCGGCGAGTTGAGGTCGAGGAACGCGATCGTGGGAGTTCCGTTCACGTCGCTCTGGTACGTGGTGATCAGGCGCTGGATCCGGACCGTGCCGCCGGCGTCGACGCAGGTCGTCGCGATCCCGTCGTACAGGAGCGCGTTGGCCATCGGCTGCGTCCACTGGCTGGCCAGCGGCGGCGACTGGATCCCCACGAGCGGCAGCGTGTTGAACGGCCGCGCGGGGTCGTTCGCCGCCGACGTCGCTACCTGTCCCGCCACCGCGGCGGCCCAGGCGTAGGCCGGGCTCGGCGAGTTGTTGTAGCCGACCACGCACAGCATCTGCGAGTTCAGCGCGGATCCGTACGCTGAGAGCGTGCCCATGCTGCCCTGGAGCGCGGTGATCGCGAACCCTTCGGTCTGCACCATCGCGCCCCAGCGCCTGCCGAGCTCCGTCGTCACCGCCGCGACGCTCGTCGTGTCGGTGTAGGGCAGCACCCAGAAGGAGTACTGCGCGTTGACCACGTTCGCGATCAGCGTCGTCAGGCTCGGGTTGGTCGCGCCCGTCGTCACCGAGGCGACCGCGACGGCGAGGTTCGCCGGCATGGCGTCGGTGGCCGCGTAGTTCAGGCGCACGTCGATGCCCGCCGTCCATGCGCCCTTGCCGCGCGAGGTGAGGGTCACCACGCCGACGGCCGAGGTCGCCGTGACGGGGCAGCCGTACAGGCCGTTCACCGCGGCGGCGATCGCGGTCGCAACCTGGGTGACCGTCATTCCCTCGGTGATCCCAACCGGGCACGGAACGCCGTTGATGTACAGCGCCAGCGTGCCGTTCTTGATCGTGCCGGAGGGGATCGTGCACGTGAGCGACCACGTGGACGTCGACGCGCCGCCGGCGTCCGGAACGGGCGCGGCGTGCACCGGCGTCGAGGGGTTGTTGGCGAACCAGTAGCTCGCCATCTCGTGCAGCTGCGAGCCGGCACCGAAGCGAGCGGCCGCGTCGCTCGGCGAGAAGATCTGCACCGGGGTGCTCGCCACCACCGACGCGATCGTGTTGTCGTACGATCCGATCAGCAGCGCCGGCAGGTCGCGCCGAAGCGCGCCACCGCTGGCGTTGCTCGGGTCGATCTCGATGGCCACGAACGGCGTGCGGATGTTGCCCGCCACCTGGGTGAAGGCGACCTGCGCGAGAGGCGCGCCGGCGCCTGGTTGGGAGGAGCCGTCGAGCGGCATGGGTTGGGGATTAAACAGCATCGGGTTCTCCTGCGGGACTCTTGCTGCGGGCGGGCTTCTCGGGCTTCACGAGAACGACGTCGCCCTCGAGGAGCGCCCGCTCCCAGTACGGGCCCCAGGTCACCGGCGCCCCCTCCTGCGGGAGCTCCGAGTAGCCCTGATCGGGCTGCCGCACCTTTCGTCCGGGCGCGGGCTTGATGATCGCGGTCATGGTTTCCTCCGGCGCGCGCGCGCCTGGCGTGGGTGGGTTCGTGGCCGGGCCGCTAGGGCCCGACCGGAGTGAGATAGATCACGAGCTGGCCGAGGCCGTCGTAGTGTCGATCGCCCTTCAGGGGCTTGTACTCGCGGCCGCGGACGGTCACGCGCAGATCCGAGCGGCGAAGGTCGAAGTCCGTCGCCGTCTCCGCCACGGTGATCCGCGGCTCGGGATGGACCGAGACGGACTGCGCCTCGGTATCTATGGAGACCGCCGCCTCGTCGAAGAGGCAGCGGATCTCGATCGTCTGGGTGCCGTCGCTCACCGTGGCGAGCTCGCTGAAGTCGCCGGCGCAGATCGCTTCGAAGTCCCTCTGCACCTGGCCGAGGAACCCGTTGAGCACGGCGCTAGACCGCGCCCTCTCGGGCCTTCTCGATGCACTCGATCAGCTCGGCCTGCACCTTCGGAACCGGGCTCACGCCGAGGTCCTTCGCGAGCGAGCGCAGCTGGTTGTAGGTGAGCGTGCCGACGTTCTCCGGGATCGCGGGCTTCGCGGGCGGGGTCTGGCCACTCGTGGACGCCGCGGGCGGCGTGACGGCTACCTTCGGCTCATTCGCCTTTGGCGTCGCCGGCAGCTCGGTCTTCCCGCTCGAGGGCGTCGCGGACTGGGGTGGCATCGACGCAGGGTTATGCGGCTCTGCGGTCAGCGTGACCGTCGGCGGCGTCGGTCCCTGAGAATCGTCGATCGCAGGAGTCGTGCTCGCAGGCTCCGAAGACGTCTGCTCGTGCGATGGCGTGGCCACCGTCGGGGCGGGCGTCGATGGGACGAGCGCGGGTTCCGCTTCTTGTGCGGACGTCCGCACGGGGTCGAAGCCTAGGCTCCGGGCGACGGAGTCGAGCTCCGCGACGCTCGTCGGCTGCATCCCGCCGACGATCGGGTGGCGCGGCGGGTAGCCGAGCATCGCGGCCTTGGCCGCCAAGTACTCCTCTCTGGTCATGGGTTGTCCTCCAAGTCGGGCCCCGGCCGGGTTGCGGCCGGGGCGATCGCGGCGGGGCTAGACGCCAGTGGGCCAGCTGCCGACCGAGGTGCCCTTCACCAGCGCCTTGGGGCGCGTGCAGTAGCAGAGCGGGTTGCTCTCGGTGTAGAGCTCCAGGCCGCGGCCGCCTTTGATGGGCTCGCTCCAGGCGTAGCGCGGCAGGCCGATCGTGTTCACCGTCGCCATCGTGTTCGCCGGCGCGAACACCGTCCGGAAGAGACCGGGGAACCCGACCGGGAAGAAGTGCGCCTCCTCCGGCTGGATGTAGTTCACGCCGCCGACGTTGCCGGTGTAGTTCACGAAGCGGATGCCCCCGAACTCGAAGCCGCGCCGGTTGTCGTCGCGAAGGAACGCGCCCTGCTGGCCGCCCGCGTCCATCCATCGCTGGTAGGCGTCGCGCACCTGCGGGTGAGCCACGAACGCGTCGAACCACCGGTTGCCGGCGAAGCACTGGACCCGAACCCCGGCGACGCCCACCTGCAGGCCCGCCTCGATGAGGCGGAGGATCTGGGTGCACTTCTGCTGGATGTTCGCGTTGGCGTCGCCGAACGTGAAGTCGACCGAGTCCTGCGCCACGCCGAACTCGTCGAACAGGTTGTACAGCACCTTGGTGCCGTCGCTGTCGTAGATGATCCCCTTCAGCGCGCCGATCGACTGGTACTCCAGCGTCGCGTCGTGCGAGAGGGTGATCCCCTGCATGCGTCGGTTCACCACCGAGACGGCCGACTGCAGCTGGTCCGTGCTGCCGAACTCGCGGACGTCCTGGATCGCGTCCGGGAGGATCGTGTCGTTCAGCGGGTAGTGCGGCACCTTCAGGTTCCGCATCGACCGCTTGCCGGTCCGGTAGTTGGGCTCCGGGGCGCCGCGCTGCGTCGACGGGATGATCATCACGTTGATCGCGTCGAACTCGAGGTCGATGGACGTGGTCGCGATCCCCTCGTTCTGGAAGATTCCGAGCGAGCGCGCCATCGTCGGCACGTAGGGGATCTGGTTGATGGAGTCCGTGAGGGACTCCATCCGGAAGGCGGGGTTGTTGAAGACTCCGTTGATCATGGTTAGAAGCCACCTCGGGCGACGACGTGGCGACGGGCGAGCGAGGCGTTGGCGGCGGCCTTCTGAGCGGCCGACATGGCGCCGTAGCCGACCTTGTTCGCGTGGAACTCGGCCAGCCGGGTGACGGCGACGGTGGCCGTGGCGCCGGCCGTGGCGTCCGTCGCGACGCCGAGGATCGCGGCCGCGTCGGAACCCGTCGCGGCCTTGTACGTGGAGGCGCCCTCGGTCACGGTGACCACGAAGCTGTCCCCGGCCACGGCCGGAGTGCCGCCCGCGGTGAGGGTGAAGGTGAGTCGGTCGGAGGCGACGAACGCGGTGCCCGTCGCCCCGGTGCCGAGGAACTGGCCAGACGGGCCGTAGACGTTGAAAGTGGTCGCGCCGGTGAAGCGGCAGAGATACTCGCCGGCTTCGGCCGCGGCGCCAACCACGATCGCTCCGATGGTCGGGTTGCCCGTGTTGCCGGCGGCGTTCGCCCCGGTCGCGGCGCCCACGAACGTCTTGGCGAGGATCGCGCCGGCCGCGAGGTTCTGCCCCGTGGCGAGCACGACGTTGTCGACCTGGATCGAGGATCGGTCCCCGACGAGGAACTCGAAGGGGTACATCCCCTCGGTGAGGACGGCCATTAGCTCTTTTCTCCGTTCATGCGGGCGTAGATGCCCTTGGTGTCGATCTTCGGCTTGGTTGCCGTGGTCTCCGTCTCGGCCGGCGGAGTGGCCGGGTCGCTGACGACGACCTCTTCGGCGTCCTCGGCCCGCGCCTTGGCGACGGCGCCGTTGCGGCCCGCCTGCGCGTCGAGGATCTGCGTCGCGAGCTCGCCCGCGGTGGTCTTGCCGTCGGCGATCGCGGCGTCGATCTTGTCGCCCGCGATCGCCCGATAGGCGGCGGTGTTGTACTTGAGGATGCCGGTGATCCGAGCCCTCTCGGATCCTGCGCCCTCGGCCGCGATCTCCGCGGCGGCTTCAGGATTTTCGGCCTTGATCTGCGTTGCAGACAGCTTTGCCATCTTGTCTCCTCGCGCGGGGATCGCGCTGGTGGTGGGTGGGGTCTCCCCCGTCGACGAGTCGCCCGCCGAAGCGGGCTCGGTGGCGGCGAGGACGGCGTCCTTCAGCGTGCCAACCCTGTCGGCCAGTCCGGCGCTCACCGCGCCCGCGCCCATGAGGACGCCTCCCTGGCCAAAGTCTTTCTTCACGGTCTCGGCGGTCACGCCCCGAAACCCGGCGACGGCGCTTACGAACACCTCGCCGTACTGGTCCACGACCGCCTGGATCTGCGCGCGGCCGGCGTCCGTCGAGAGGTCCGGCCGCTTGTCCGGCGCGACCGACGACACGAACTCGAGGCGGCGGATCCCCGCCGCCTCCGATGCCTGGCTGTCGTCCACGTAGGTCATCACCACGCCGATGGATCCGAGGAACGCGGTCTGGCTGGCCACGATCGTCGTCGCGGCGCTCGCCAGCCAGTAGGCGGCCGAGCAGCCGTCGCCCGGAACGAACGCGACGACGGGCTTGGTCGCCGCCATGGCGCGGATCTTGTCGGCCGCGTCCGCCACGCCGGCGACCTCGCCGCCGGGGGAGTCGACCACCATCACGATCGCCTCGACCTCCGGATCCCAGAAGGCCGCGTCCATGTCGCCCATGAACTTCTCGAGGCTGCAGCCCCCGAACATCCAGTCGCAGACGCCCTCGTACTGGGTCATCGCGCCGATGAGCCCGACGAGGGCGACGCGGCCGGAGTCGACCTTCGGCGTGACGTGCCGGCCGAACGAGTAGGGGGACGCGGCCTCTTTCTTCTCGCGCTGCTCCGCGCGGATCTCCCGCGGGGTGCGGCCGTCCATCGCGCGCAGGACCTCGAGGAGGTCCGGGCGCAGCCCGACGAGGTGCCCGCCGGGGACGAACCACGGCGCGCTGGTGGAGACTCTTGTCTTGGTCATGATTGCTCCGGAAGGTCCGGTATGTCGGCGATCGCCAGCGGCGCCGCCTCCGTGAGTCCGAGGCCTCTCATGCGCTCACCCTCGCGGGCGAGCTGCACGAAGTTGGCTTCCCAGTCGCCGTTGCCCAGGCGCTCGGTCTCCTCGGCTCGGGTGGAGAGGCCGGCGTCGATTCGCATCTTCGCGGCGGTCGCCTCCTTCACCGGGTCGATCTGCATCGGCGCGGGCCCGTACCAGCGGGCGCCGCAGTAGGCGCGCTGGACCTCGACGTCGTCGAAGAATCCCGGCGCCTCGATGCGGCCGGTGGCCACCATCTGGCTCAGCCACTCCTCGTAGATGGGCTGCAGGAACGCGTCGGTGAAGCCGTCGCGCTCGGTCAGGAAGACCTCCCAGGCCTGCATGATGGCGGCGCGCGAGGCGCTGTACGAGGAGTTGAAGGTGCGGGTCAACACCTCCGCCGGCAGGTTCACCGCCATGGCGATCTGCTTGACGACCGCCGTCACGAAGGGGTCGAACTGCACGTTCGGCCGGCCGGGGTTCGCGGTCTCGATGGACTCGCCCGGCTGCAGGTCGACGATCGCGCCGTTGCCGAGGCCGATCGCCTCGGCGGCGTCTCCCGTGTCGCCCACGCTCGGGAGCACCTCCCCCTCGGGGTCGGCCCGCTTGATGAACACGGTGAACATGCCGCTGATCACCGCGGCCATGAGCTCCGCCTCGCTGTAGCGGGAGACCTGCTTCAGCGGCTCGAGGATCGGGGCGAGGAACGGCGCGCCGCGGCGCTGCCCCGGCCGGTCCTCCTGGAAGAAGTGGAGCACCTGACGGCGGCCGCTCTTCGTGCCGAAGGCGTTCACCCGCTTCCACGAGCGGCTCAGCTCGGTCTTGTCGGGAACGGTCGTCTCGACGTGGTAGGCGACGGGCTCGCCCCAGGTCCCGGTCTCCACTCCGCTCCAGAGCGAGCCCCCGCCGTCGATCGGGCCGTCGGTCTTGTTGCTCGGCGTGCTCACCCGGTCGGCCTCGACGATCTGCACCCGGAGGTCGCAGATCGTGTTCGGCCGCTGAATGAGCGGCAGCAGCGCGAACACCTCGCCGGTGTGCAGCGCGGCCTTGTACGCCGTCTGCTGCAGCCGGTAGAAGGTGCTCCTGCGGCGCGCGTCCGCGTCCGTGCTGGAGGCCCACGCGCGGAACAGCCGCTCCGTGTTTCGCTCCCAGGCCGTCGCCTCCTCGTCGGTCTCGAAGCCGAGGAAGTCTCGGTCGATGCGGCAGTGCAGCTCGAGGCCGGTGCCGATCACGCTCGTGACGTAGGCGTTCACCGCGCCGCGCGCGATGGGTTGGTTCCGGTAGGCGTCCCGGCTGCGGGCCACGAGCGTGTCGCGGTCGTAGAGGACCTCGGCGTCGGGGTTGCGGGCGAAGAACGGGAACCAGCTGCGCATGGTGCGCCGGAAACCGGACGCCCCCGCGTAGGCCGTGTCGTCGCCGCGGCGCGCGCCGGGCGCACCGAACGAACCCATGGCGCTCAGTTGCGCGCGAGCGTGCTGCCGGCGGAGCGCCCTCTCTGGGGCGATTCGGGCGAGCGCTCGGTCGAAGGCTCCCATCAGAGCGGAACCCCGAAGCGCACGCGCCGATTGGCGCCGGGAGTCAGCGCCTTGACGCGCGCTTCCCAGAACTGCAGATGCTGCCGCACCTCCGCGGCGTCGACCCGTGAGAGCGTGCGCGTGGTGCCCGCCGCGGTGATGGTGTAGGACTGAGCGGTGGCCAGCGCGAGAGATGCCTCGAGCCAGGCGTTCCGGTGCTGGATCGCCTGCTCGAGCGTGATGCCGTTAGTGTTCATGAGATCCCCCTAGATCGGTAGCGCCGGCGCTCGGGCCGGGCGATCGGTCCCGCCGGCTGCTGCGCCTCGGGCTCCTGCCGCGGCGCGGCGGACAGGGCTCCGATCGAGAGCTCCAGCCGGTCCCAGTCGGGCCCCTTGTACATGTCGATTCGCAGGATCGCGGCGGCCGCGCGGGCGTAGATCCGGCAGTCGAGAGCCTCGTTGCGCTCGCGGGTCTTGCGCCACTCGCCGCGCGTCTTGCCGGTGCCGCGGGACTCGCGTTCGACCCACGTCTCCGCCGTCAGCTGCTTGAAGTACTCCTCGCCGTAATCCGGGAAGTGGCAGTAGCCCGGCGGGATCTCCGCGCCCTCCGGCCGCTCGAGCCGAAGCCAGCCGTACAGCTCGTGCTTCAGCATCGAGACGCCGACCGGGTAACGCTTCAGCGCGCGCCGAAGTCGTCGCCCGCTGGCGAGCGTCACGTCGACGTGGCCGGCCTGGCCCACCGCGTGGTCGCGCGAGTCCTCGCCCTTGATCACCACCAGCTTCGGGGCGGAGTACTCGCGGGCGAAGCAGTAGACGGTGTTCGTCGCGTAGCCGCTGTCGATCGCCGCCGACTGGATCGGCATGAGCACGCCCGTCGGGTGCGCGTAGGAGGTCGACAGCAGGTCGCGCAGGCCGTTCCACGCCTCCCCGTGCAGGTCCGCCGTGTCGCCCGGAAACGTCTTGTAGTCGATGGAGCAGCTGGTCCGGCCACGCCCCCAGCCGACGACCTCCGCCTCGATGCGGTCCTTCTGCACGTCGATGCCGGCGGTGATGAGCAGCACCCCTTCCGGAACCGTGGCCAGCTCGTGGCCGCCGCGGCGTCGGTACAGGCGCTCCCAGTCGGGGCGCTCTCCCTTCAGGGCGAAGCTCTCGCCGAGGACGGTGTTGGTCCAGGCGCGCAGCTTGTTCACGTCGGCGAGGGCCTCGTGGTAGCTGCTCATGCAGGTGGACCAGGACAGCATCCCGACCGGCGAGTAAAGCGCGGAGAGGTGGAAGCCGATACGGCGCGGGCCGGTCGCCTCGCGTTCGGGCCGCCACTCGCCACGAGGGAGCATGTCGACCTTGTGGTGGTTCTCGATCCGGCCGGCGCAGTGCGCGCACTCGTACCAGGCGAGATCGGGACGCCCCTTCTCGTGGCGCATCTGGTCCCAGACGAGCGCCTGGAACACGCCGCAGAACGGACACGGCACGTAGAAGCGCCGCATGTCCGTCGTCTGCAGGAGCTCCTCGATTCGGGACGCGCCCTTGATCGTGGGCGTGCTGACCGCGAAGATCCTTCGCCGCCCGCCGAAGGTTCGCGTGCGCGTCTCCGCGAGGGTGACGGGATCGCCCTCCTGGTTGGAGTTCCTCGGGTAGCCGTCGACCTCGTCGAGCATGAGGTTGCGAACCGGCTTCGACCGCAGCGACGTCGAGCTGTTCGATCCCGCGAACGCGAGGAAGCCGCCGGGGAACTCCTTCAGGAAGGTGTTGTTCGCGCCGTCCTTCGGCCCCTCCGCGTCGCCGATCTTCTCGGCCACGCACGGCGTCGACCGCACGAAGGGATCGATGCGGATCCGCACGTTCGACTTGATGTCCTGCTCGGTCGGCCAGACGATCATCGTCGGGCCGGGAGATCGGTCGATGATGTAGCCGACCCAGTTGAGGCCGGCCTCGGTGCCGCCGATCTGGGCGCCCTTCATGAAGACGACCCACTCGTACTCGCTGTCCGCGCTGAGCGCGTCCATGATCTCCCGCAGGTACGGCGTCCGGTCGGTGCGCCACGGGCCCGGCTCCGCGGCGGACTGGCCGCTGAGCTTCCGGTTCTCGTCGGCCCACTCGCTGACCGTGAGGTCCTCGAGCGGCACGATGTTCTGCGCGGCGACGGCGCGTAGCCAGGCCTGCACCTCGGCGTAGGAGCTGTCGGCGTTCACCATCTCAGTTGCCCTCGCGGGCGATCCTCTCGAGCACGAGGCGCGACTCGCGGCGCCAGACCCGGTGCACGAGCTCGCGCGCCGTCTCCGGATCCAGGCCCGGCACCTTCTTGGCGATCTCCGCCGCGAGCTCGCTGGCGACGCGGTCCGGGATCGTCATCACCGCTTCCCTCACGTCGATCGCGAACTGGGCCATCGCGCCGCGAACGTGGCTGGCGCGGACCATCTCGCCGCGGGCGGTATGGAGCTCGAGCTCCTTCAGGCCGGCGAGCGCCTTCTCCTTGCGCGCCTTGGCCTTCTTGAACGCGTGGCCGGCCGCGTCGTCGCCGCCCTCGTCTTCGCGTTCCTCGTACCAGGCCGCGTCTTCGTCGCCCTGGTCGTCGCGCTCTTCGGGCGCGTTGTCGCGGACCTTGCTGAGGTCGCGATCGCCGGACCAGGCGCGGGACTGGGTCGGCCAGTGGATCTTCTTGTCGGTGTCGCGGCGCTCGATCCGTCCGCTGGCCAGCGCCGTCGTCACCGCGTTGTGCGCGACGCCGACGCGCCGCGCGAATTCGCGGAGCGAGACCCATTCTTCTTTTTCTTGCATCGGCCAACCTCACGGCGCTAGCGGCCGCGGCGACCGTCGGGGCGGCTGTACGGGGGTGTACAGGCCGTACAGGGGTGTACAGGCAAAAATTTCGCGACACGCTTGCGGCAAACCGCGCGGGCGAGCCCACCCGTTTCTTCCCCCTGCCGGGAGGACCCGCGCCGCGCCCGGGCGGCCGCCGCGGCGGGCTAGGCCTTGGGCCGCAGGGCCTCGCTCAGCGCCCGCTCGAAGTTCTTGCCGAGCTGGGCCGAGACGGTGTCCTCCACGGGCTTCCGCAGCCACTCGCGGCCCTTGACGGCGAGAGGCTGGCGCGTGAGCCGATAGAGACGGACCAGGCGGCGCTTGCGCCCCTTGCGCACGTACACGCCCACGCCCCCGGTCTCCTGCAGCAGGAACGGGACGCGCTTGCCGCGGCTGCCGTTCTTCGCGCCCTTCGTGCGTCCCCCGCCTCCGATGCGCGCGTCCGATGGGAGGATGCGTCCGGGCCACTTGGCCCTCGGCACCACTCGCCCCTCGCTGGTGCGGATCGCCTTGGGGATCACGTGCGCCTTCCCCGAGGGCGTCTTCGTGCCACCGTCCTCCTGTATCTCCATGTATCCGGAGACCGATCCGACGACGGCGAAACTGTTGGGCCAGTCGCGCTTCTCGGCACGCTGGCTGCGGATCCCGTTCTTGGTGAACTGGTTGCGGAGCGTGAAGCGGGTGACCAGCCCCTCGCGAACGGCGTCGCGCGCCTGGACCGCGGTGCGGGTGAGGGCGACCGCGGTCGCGAACGGCATCTGCGAATCGAGCGCGTGGCTGAGCCGCTTCACTGCGCGCTTGTCCAGATCGAAAGAGATTCTCATGGCGAAGGGGTGAGGAGACCCATGCGGAGGTACGCATGGGTCTCCAGTTAGTCGTTGTCCAGGTTGGCGAACTCCTCGACGAGCTCGAGCACCGCCTCGACGGCGTTGTCCCGCTTTCGAAGGATCTCGCCCGGGTCGTCGCCGTGGGCCTTGGCCCGGTTGATCAGCGGACCACGGGGCGGAGTGATCGCCCGCTTGACGGCATCGCGCCCAAACACGCGGTACGCGAAACCGAGCGTTTCGATGTCGAGACTTCGGAGGTTGTTGAGGTTCATGGGTTAGCTGTCCTGCCAGATGGCGGCGACGGCGGCGATCGCGGGAGTGACGGCGCTGACGAGAGCGGCCGCGGTCTTCGCGTCGACGAGGTTGAAGGCCGCGAGCACGGTGCCGGCCGCGGTGACGCTCGCCACGATGGCGGCCTTCACGCGGCGACGCTGACGCTCGCGGGCGGATCGGTAGGGCTTGTTGCGCTTGGTGCTCATGGTGCCTAGGGGTTGATGCCGAGCTTGCCCTCGATGCGGGCGAGGCGGCGGTCGATGCTCTCGATGGCGTCGAGTCGCTTCTCCACGCCATCGAGGCGCTTGTCCTGGTGCGAGTTGGTCAGGGTGTTGGTGGCGTGGGCGCCGCCGACGGCGAAGACCACGGAGACGACGACGGTGAGGATCGGCCACCACGTGGGCACGAGTTGATAGCCCTTCTCGCCGTTGGCGGCAGGGCTCATGCTCCCCTCGCACGCTGGAAGTGCATGCCGTCGCAGTTGCGGCCCTTCCAGCGTCCGCCCCAAACCCAACCACGGCGCTCGAACGCCTCGACGACGAACTTCGGCATGGCGGGCGTCGTGTCGCCCATCGCGTTGCGCTCGGGGTCGAGGTCGATGGCGACGCCGTACGCGTGCATCGAGAGCTCGGTGCCGCCGCGCTTGACGCGGTAGTTGTACGCGCCGCCGAAGAGGTCGACGCCGTAGCGGCGCGCCTTGCGGGCGGTGAGCTGGTCGTACTGCTCGCTGGTGAGGTCGAAGCCGTGCTCCTTCTTCACCTCGAGCCGCAGGTGCGCCCAGATCTCGGTGAGGATCGCCTTGAGGTCCGGCGCCGCGAGCTTGTGGACGGGGATGCGCCGGACGCTCTGGTCCTTGTCCCACGCCAGCACCATGCGGTACGGCAGGTCCATCAGGACGACGTTCTCGGCGTACCACTGGGGGTTCACCTGGTCGCCGGCAGCCGGGTTGCCGTAGGTGGAGATCACGGCAGCGAGGCCGGTCGGGATGGGGATGCTCATGGGGCCTCGGGACCGAAGGTCCGCAAACGAAAAGGGCCCCTACGGCGCCTGGGATCAGACGCAATAAGGGCCCGGTAACGAGAGCATTGTTTTTCGGTTTTCCGGCGACAAACGGCCGGTTTGCCTTTGGTGCGCCCGGGGCCGCAAGATCACCTTAAGCAAAATTGCTTGTTCTTATCGGCCGTAGTAACGTGTCCGAAGCGACTTCTGAGGCTCCGGACCGGGTGGATCCGACGGCTCGACCGGCACCTCGGCAGTTGGCACTGGGACGACATAGGGGTCTTCCTGTAGCCGCGACGCGAGTCGGTCGACGAAGCGCGCGAGCACGAGTCCGGGGATCTCGCGCTGCGGCACGCCGAGGAAGCAGAACCACCCGAGCCGGATGAGAGCTTGCGAGAGCGGTTCTCCCGGCTGACGGTACCGGAACTCCGCCTCGCTCCGTCCAAAGCCGAATCGGTGGATGAGCACCGGACGGCTGGTGTCGAAGTGCTCGGTCTCCTCGACGTAGCGGGCGATGAGCTGTGCCTCGTCGACGCCGCTCTCTCCACCGGCCGCCTCGCGCTGACCAACGGACTTGAGTGTGCCGCCTGTGACCCTCATGCCCCAGATCTCGAGCATGTCGAGCGCGGAGTAGGGTAGCCGCTGCGGACAACCTGGGTAAACCGCTCCGGACACCGGTGCCTGCCCCTCCTGGCACCCAGGGAGGGGCAGGCGCTCTAGATTCAGCAGCTTTTCGTTCGTCTCTGGCAACTCGTTCCTCGCATGTTTGCTTTGCTGTGCTAACGGACGAGGCCGGCACTAACCGGCTGCATGTCCACAGAAGTGCGGCCTTCCTGCTGGCGAGACCGCAAGGCTCAGGGCGGTTAAGGGGTCACCGCCCCTCGGTTTCGTCCTGCCCGTCATCAGACTTCCGAAAGGCCTCGGGATAGATCTGCTTTGCGAGTTCCTGCAAATCATCGCTCGATGGCTTGCCGGACCGCGATCCAGCCAGAAGGCGGTCGGCAGTGGTCATCTCGTCGTCGAATTTCACCCCCAGGTTTCCCAGAATGAAGATCCCCTCGGTCCCGAGGAGAGCCGCGTCCCGAGTGATCAACGCTCGGCCTTCTTCGGTGAGTTCGTTGGTCTGGATGAATGAACTGACTAGGGACTGCAGGGCTGCCGCAGTCAGATGTACGATCGCTTCGTTCTTGGTCATTCGTTCTCTCCTGTCCGGATCCGAGCGAAGCTCCTCGAGCCGTTCGCCGATCCCTTGAATTCGTTCGTGGCGGCCTCCCTTATGGGCGGGTCCGGCTGCCGCCGGACAATGCCTCCCCTCCCCCCACCTCCTCTGCCGAGGAAGGAGGGTAAGGCCGCAACACCGCAAAACACCCGTTGAACTCAAGACCGCAAAGCAGGGGGCGCTCTTGAACCCAAGTCCGCAAGGCCGCAAGCCACCAAGGCAGGGGGGTCCCAAGACCGCAAGTAACACCGCAAGTCCGCAGACGTTTGCGGCCTTGGGTTCAAATTCGCTCTACGGTTTGCGGCCTTGGGTTCGCGCAACCTCATTCGTCCTCCGCAAAGGGGTCGAAGCCCTCGGGCTTGGGAAGGTGGAGAAGCCACCCGCCGGCCGGCGATGGCTTTACGGCCTTGACTCCGAGCTTGGCGCGGGCGCTCTCCACGGTCCGCTTGCTGATTCCGAGCGCACGGGCTTCGTCGACGACCTGGCCGACGGGTACGTACTGGCCTATCAGGCACTCCCTGAGGAACTGCTCCGCGATGGCCAGCTTCGACAGCTGCTCCGCGGTCTCCTTCTGATCGAAGGGGTTCGGCACGTTGCGGATGTACTGGACCTCGAGGTCGACGCGTCGGTACACGAAGTGATCCCCGCGCGGGACCAAGAGAGAGCCTTTCTCGTCGGTCACGACGACGGCGCCGCGCATCTCCGGGTGCCAGCGAGCGACGAGCTGGCCGCGGTGCGAGTTGCGGAACTGGACCGATCCCATTCCGAGCTCGCTCGCCTTCTTGTCGAGGCCTCCCTTCGTCGTGTGGCGGATGTCGAAGAACGTCGCTCCCGTCTGGGCCGCCAGGTCGTTCAGACGCTGCATGACGGCGACCACGTCGAGCGCGGTGCTGGCGTCCCTGACGACTCCCTGGATGAAGTAGAAGAGGGCGTCGACGACGATGAACCGCGCGCCCGTGTCGAGGATCGAGTCCCGCAGCTGGCAGAGTCCGGCCTCGTCGAAGAGGATGTCGTCCCCGCCGAAGTGGATCCGCCTGGGATCGCCGTTGTTCGCCGCGTAGACGGTGCCGAGCTCTTGGTCCGTGTCCTCGCTCTTGTGCAGATAGATCGTCGTGATCGGTCCACACTCGAGACGCTCCCGCGTGATCGGATGCAGTCCCCGGCTGAGGGCCGCTGCCCACGCCAGAGCCATCGTCGTCTTTCCGGTTCCGCCGTCCGCGTCGAACAGCACGCACTTGCCGATGGGTAGGTACGGCTCCACGAGGTACCGCATCGCCTTCGGCTGGAACTCATCGGGCAGGGTGCGAAGCTTGATGCCGCGCGGCGGCATGAGGTCCATGGCGGGCACGAACTCCTCTGGCCCGTGGCCCGCGCTGAGATGATCGTAAGCGTCGTGCTTCTCGCCCGTCGTCTTCGATCGGACGACCTCGACGGGGATGCCGGCCGCGCGAATGCTGACGAACACCTGAGTGGCGTACGCGTCGCCCGTGTCGTCTCGATCGGCCACGATCACCACCTTCGCGGCGCCCTTCAGCGCGTCCGTGTGAGCCTTGTGCCACTTGCCGTTGCCGGCGCCGTCGGGCTGGCAGGTCGCAGCCAAGCCTTGCCGCCACATGAGGTCGCACGACTTCTCGCCCTCGTTGACGTAGATAGTGCGACCCTCCGCGATCGCCCGCGTCACCCCCGGCAGCCGGTAGAGGACCTTGGAGGCTTCGTCCAGGCCGGCCTCCGTCGGAGTGGGAAAGCGCAGGCCTCCGCCTCTTCCCTGCACCTTGGCGAGTGGGATGCCCTTTCTCTGGCGGACTTGCTGGACGAACCCTTTCTTACCGTCGAGCTTGGTGAACCGTCGCTTCTCGAAGAGGTAACGCCCCTCGGTGTCCGTGTAGACGTAGCAGCTCTCGTCGTCCGATGGCGCCTGCGTCTGTCGGTCCTCCTGGGAGAGACCGAGCGCCCTGAGGATATCGTCCTCGCTGCAGGCTCGGGTGACGCAATAGACGTGGATCCACCCATCGTCTCCCTCGAAAGCGCTGAGGTGCTCACCGGCCTTGTCGCCGCCCTTGGCCTCACAGACCGGGCAACGCGCGATCACGCCCTGACCGCCCTTGAACTTCTTGTTCTTCGTGACGTGGAGTCGCGACGCGAATTCGGAAAACGTCACGCTTCGCGGCCTCCCTCGAACTCCGTGATCAGGATCTCCGGAGACGCACAGGTGCACTCACGGACGCCGAGGAGCACGGGGCACCCGTCGTCGTGGCACACCACAACGCTGTAGACCTTCCCCTTCTCGCAGTACCGCTCCATCGCCGCCTGGACTAGGGGCATGTAGGCGATGTCGGCGGGATCCGTGCCACTCACTCGTCGCACCTGGTGGGCAGATCGACGTAGCGGTAGGTGTCCACGAAGTCCTGCGCCGCGTTGCGGACGCGGATGGCGGGCGTCACGAGCTCGATGGCTGGGGCTTCGCCGGCGAAGAGCAGCGGCTGGACCTCGTCGAGCACGTGCTGGAGGTTGGCCCGGTGCATCCGCTCCAGCTCGCGTCTGGCGGACTCGTCGCCGTTGCGGATCCGGTCTATGAGCTGGCCATGCCTGCGGCCCAGCTCCTCTCGCATGACCACGGTCCGGGCGTCGCTAAGCCGCGCTAGGATCTCGAGGGCGGGCAGCGACAGCGAGTTCGCGCCGCAGGAGAGCGCGTTGAAGTTCGGTGCGGGTTCAGCCATGGTTGGGCCTCCTTGCTAGGTCTTGCACCTGCGGTTCGGTGAGGCCGTGTAGAATCACGCTGCTGCTGGCCTCAAAAGGGACAGGGTGGGGGTGTGCCGTGCCGGGCCGCCCCCTTTTCACTTCAGGCCGCTCTCTCGCCCATGCGATTGCTGATGCGGCGGACGGCAGCCTCGCTCAGCTTGCCAGTCGGGCTAAGCGGCGCGAACTTCTCCGCCACGACGCGCGAGGGCAGGTTTTCCTCGAGGTACGCCTTCGCGATCGCGAGCTGGATCTCGCGGCTGAAGTAGGGTCTTCTTCCTAGGGTCTTCATGGTTTACACGAATTCAGACCCATATTAGCGCGGGACCGCATCCCTTACATTGTTTTTGTCCGTTTTTGTGCGCGTGACCAGTGACAGACTTGCAGCGATGGACCTTCAACTCTTGCGCGATGGCAAGACCCGCGAGTTCGGTGATGCGCTTAAAGAAGCTCGGTCCCGAATACCGCCGGTGGGATGGTCCCAACAGGACTTGGCCCACTCAATCGTAATCAGCATCGCCAAGGTTGTATTCGTTTGGGCCGCTCAGCGAGATCCCGAAATTCGGGCCGCGAACGAGGTGGCCTTCCTAAAGGCCTCGGCTGCCTTTGCATCAGATTTCGGGGATAAGGCCTATCTACTGATCCGAAGCTACTTCCTTGACGAGGTGCGTAAGATGCATCCGCGAATGGTTGAGTGGATGATTGCCCTCCATTTCACGCACGACGGCCGCGCCATGGACAATGACGAGGAGGCCGAAGATCTCTCCTCGCTGACGAGGAAGTACATCGGGCGATGGCGGAGCCGAGTCGCAAACATCGAGGCCGGGCGCCGCATGGACATTCGTATCGCCGAGGTGATCGTTAACGAGATCGTCATGGCCTCGAACCTGCACGAGAGACCTCAAACAGTCTTGGGCGAACACGCAAGCCTATTCAAACTCCCTTTCTTTGGGGAGGTGCCGCGCAAGGCACGAATGGACGAGTTCGACTGGGAGAACCGTCAGTCTCCGATCGAGGTCATGCCGCGTTGGAAGGATGTGCAGGTCGATTTCGCACTGCGCGTTGCCTCAAAGGCGTTCGAGCCGATCTTCTATCACGGTGAGTTGATCGCAGTTCAGGGTGCCAGCATCCTTGCTTATGATGTCGTAGCGCTGCTGCATGGTCCACTGAACGAGTTAACCCTGAAGGTCCTCCGGCCGGGAGAAGACGACGAGATTCGCATTCATGATGTCCCCGACAACGGAGGGTGGTTGGACTGGAATCCGTCTTGGTCTCTGCTTGGCTACGTTCTCTGCCGGGAGGGTATCGCTCCGTCTGGCATGAGACTTCGACGGACAACATCTGAGTAGAAGAGGCATTTTTACGCATTCTTACTCAAGATCAGTGTAAGATGTCTCCTGCGGCCCGGCACGGTCGCAGGAGACATCAATGGCACTTCCAGCAGCACTCGCCTTCGCCCCCTTCCGATCCCCGCGTGAGACGCCGTCGGGCGTCCAGACGCTGAAGCCGCCAGTTCCGCCGCGAGCTCTGAAGTTCACGCGCAAGAGCTTCCCGATCGTGAACGCTCGCGAGATGGCGAGGTACTTGCACGAGCGGGAAGTCTTTCGAACGGACCTCGCGGTGTACGCCTTCCGCGTGTTGGGGCAGTCTCTGCCTGGCTGGTCGGACGAGGCGATCTTCATCGCGCGCGCCGGCACGGACACCCGGCCGGGAGTTCTTCGCCTCTGGCTCCGGAGCGACCACGAGCGCGGCTACCTCGCGGTGAACGGCGACCGCGGCCGGCCTATGATGGTGGGCAACGACCTACTCGTGCAGAACGAGATTTGCTCCGCCTTGAGAGTGGTCGCCGTGCTGGAGCGGCGCGAGGGTCGGTACGGAGTGCTCGAGATCAAGCAGCACGCGTCGCCGTTAGGGTTCACGCTCGACAGCGACGGACTCATACCCATCACCGACGTCGCGATGCCCGACTCAGGAGCTGACCTAGGCACACATGGATTCGCCGTAGGCCGTCACTGGGACGACCTCGGCTACAAGTACCGTCCGCAGGGCGGCGACCTGCTGGCGAGTCGCGTCGCGGTTTCTTCACTCTGCCGGGACCTTCCCAAAGGAATCGAGGCGCTGGTGGTGCAGAACAATCCGCTTTGCAGATACTGCAGCGAGTTCCGCGCGGTGCTCATTCAGCCGGTCGCGCCTGGCGAGCCTCTCTTGCCAGGCCTCATCTACGCCCACGTGTCTCCAGAGGTCTGGGACCGAGGCTACGGCAGCGTCTGCTTCGGGGTAGGGCGCGGTCCCTACGCCGTCAGCGCGTACGACTACTCGGGCGTAGATCCGACGACCGAGGGCCGCGTTCCCTTGGTCGATTCCTTGGAGCCCCCTGTCGGCTCCTCCCCCATCTACAACGGCGGGTTCGGGGCGGTGCCCGGCACGGTCGCCAAGGTGGTCGGCCTCCACTCGCGACTAGGGGAGAACGATCCGGTGAGCCTCTCGGGCGTCCGAATCGTGGACGGGCAGCTGGTCCCGGCCGACGCAAAGGTGTCCGCGTGATGGTCGCCGTTCCCTTGGAGCAGGCGGTCGTCAAGATCCGGCGCCGGGACCTTGCCACCATGAGCGGCCGCGACCTAGATAGGTGGGTCGCGGCGCTCGTCTACGGCGCACCGGTGCGCATGGTGAACGAGGAGCCGTTCATGTACCGGCACGAGCACTTCGAGCCGCTTCCCCGCTTCTCCTCGTCGCTTGACGCCGTCCACCTCGCGGAGCTGCACGCGATCAACAGAGTCGGCTACCCGCCGTATTGGCAGGCGCTTTCCGACGTCGTGGGCGGCTGCCTCCCCGACTGCCGCATGGTCTGCGCCGATCCCCTGCAGCGCGCTCGCGCGGTGGCCATCGCTTGCCTCGGCGTGGTGGGAGCGAGGCG